CAGTTCCACCACCACCTCCTGGCGGAGATATGGGAGGAATGGAACCACCACCAATGGGTGGAGAGGAAGGTGGAGGTATCGCACCGCCACCTCCAGGACCAACTCCGGGTGGAGAAGCGGGGGTAACACCTGAATCTTCAAATAGGGATAATGTGAATATATTATTAGAAAATAGTAGTTTGGTGTCTGAAAGCGAATATATAAATTTATCCAGAGCTAAAAATTCTTTAGGTGAAATGGAGGATGAATTGAACAGATTGTTAAAAGATTGATATTTATATAAAAACATTTAAAGAGATGGTAAAATTTGGTATACTAAAAACGAAAATTGAAGCTCTATTATTAGAGTCATATAGTAATAACACATTTAAGAATGAAATAAAAACATTCAATAAATTGGTTCTTGGTAATAAAAATATTTCTAAGTTATTTTATCTATATGATGAACTAAACTCTAATAAGGGTTTAAGTGAGAGTATTGCTAAAGAATTCGTATTTGAATCCATTACACTATACGAAAACTTGATTAATAAAGTCCAAAATAAGGACATTAAATTAATTATGGATTGGGTATCTAAAACAAAGGCAAGTAACCAATACGAACATATTGATAATTTATTGGGTAGATCAGATGATGTTTTAAATTTAGAGAATAAAATTAAAAACAAAAAAATAATTGTAGAAAATTTACAAAAAGAACCTTATTGTGAAAATAATACAAATATTAATATACCAATAAATTCAATGTTAAACATCGCAAATAAGTCATATTCAGAGTATATTAGTAACCTTACCGAATCGGAGCAAAAAGAGGTTATAGGTCTATTAAAAATGGATGAATCAACATTAGAAAGGACATTTAACGAGTTGAGAGATGATGCTATTGTTAAACTAACATTATTAACGGTAAATGAGGGTGATGAGTCGGTTAGAAATACCATTAATGAAACAATAGATAATATTAAAATCAAAACTCCAGATAGGTTAGAATTAGTTAAATTGCGTTCATTAATTGATAAACTTTAATTTTTTGACAAAATAATAATATTAACCTATAATTCCTAAAACAATAAACATATCAATTATGGAATTATGAAGAAGGGTAAAACCTCAAAATTAGTCGGTTACAAATCATCAAAAATTAATTACGGGACAGTAGATTCAAAACATCTTAAATCACTTTACATTAATATACAATCTTGGGTTGAGCCGAACGACGATTACGAAAATTGGACAAGAATTGTCCTAAATATGTCAAGAGCCGTAAAACACGCAATCTACGAGACAATCAACAGGGAGATATTCGATGAGAATTTTATAGTTGATTTAGATTTAAGAACAAGTGGAATACAATACAAAAAAAGGTCTTTTATGAATTTAGAAATAAATTTATTCTTAATGAACGAAATTGATTTCAAATCACCCGAACTTAAAAAATCCATTAAAGATATAGTTAACTCAATACACAATGATGTGTTCAAAGGTAATGAATATTTTAAATTTCACGTTAGTAAAAAAGACAAATCTGTATTAGTTGAGGCATAAATATAAAGTTCGCGGTATTTATTGTTAAAATAACATATGAGCGAATATAGAATTTTAAAAGGTAACGAATCAGGTAAGAAAGGTATTCTTATTGAGGATGACGCAGGATATGTATCACCAAGAGAGTTCGGCAACCAAGATATATTAAAAGAATCAAAAGGTTTTCTTGATCATAGTAAACCTTTTGAGTTCTACGCCGTACTACAAAAATACGACACACCAAACAGAAATGGTAGATCATACCCCGAAAAAATATTAAAAAGAGAAGCTGAGAATTATAAAAAATTAATTCAAAAAGGAACATCTTTATCAGAGTTAAATCACCCCGAATCTTCTTTAATAGATTTAGACAGAGTTTCCCACATTATTACTGAAGTATGGTGGGAGGGTAATGTCTTAATGGGTAAATTAAAACTATTAACCACGCCAGGATTCCACGAAAGGGGTGTTTGTTCATCTAAGGGTGACTTAGCTGCAAATTACCTTAGACAAGGCGTTACATTAGGTATATCTTCAAGAGGAGTCGGTTCACTTAAAAAAGTTGGTGAACAAAATGAAGTTCAGGATGATTTTGAATTAATTTGTTTTGACTTAGTATCATCACCATCAACACCGGGAGCATATCTATTCTCAAATCCTGACGATAGAATGAAGTATGATGAGAACTTAGAGGAAGAGAAAAAAATGTCAGTTGAAAGACAAGTTGGTGAAACAGGAAATAAGTCATTAGATTTAATGAGAAAATTGTCCGATTATTTGGGTGGATGATTGTTATTAATGTCGATAGAACTTGACAAATTATAATTTAATAACGACATTTATAAAAAAATAAAAATAATTATGGACGAGAAATATTTTGTGGCTAAAATCACTTATGAAATGCCTGACGAACAAACCGGTAAGGTTAAAAAAGTTAGAGAAGAAAAATTGATTAATGGGTATAACCCAACAGATGTTGAGGCTAAGGTAACTAAACGTTATGAAACATTCACGTTTGATTGGCGAATCACCTCAATATCAGAAAGTAAAATTGATGAGGTTATTGATTAATATTTAATGAACTATTTTAAAAAGGGGAACTAACGTTCCCCTTTTTTTTTGTTTTTTTTTACGATTTAACTATAATAAACGAATTTTTACTGAAATGGTAATATTTATATAGAAAAATTAGCACTAATGGCAAAAGAAAAATCTTTAGTTGAAGACGCTCTTCTACAAATGAGAAATTTGGAAGAGGCAGTTTCACAAAACGCAAAAGGAATACTTGCATCTACAATGAAGCAAGAAATCAAAGAATTAGTAAAAGAATCTATCGTATCTGAACAAGATGACGAGGAGATTGACACAGAAGTTGACATGGATATGGATTCTGATGAAGAAGAGATGGATATGGATATGGATTCCGATGAGGATGAAATGGAAATGGACATTGACTCTGACGAGGATGAAATGGAAATGGATACTGATATGGATATGGATATGGGAGATGACGAAGTTATCGATCTATCAGATGAAGACAGTATCTCAGATGAAGAACTATTAAAGGTTTTCATGGCGATGGGAGAAAAAGACGGTATTATCGTTAAAAAAGACGATGACCAAATTCATCTAACAGACGAAAACAAAGATTCTGAATATCTAATCCAAATGGGTGAGTCCGAAGAAGAAGAGTATGAAATGTACGAATCTGATGAGGAAGAAATGGAAGAATCTTACGAAGAAATGGATGAATCTGATGATGACGACATCGACAGTATTATATCAAAAGTTTTTGACGAAGGTGAAACAGTTGACGTGGACGATGAAGAAGTTGTCTATGAAATTGAAATGGATTCTGACGAAGAAGAAATGTCTGAACAAGAAGACGAAGAAAATATGTTTGGAGAAGAAGACGAAGAAGAAATGTATGAACAAGAAGATGAGGAAATGCAAAACGAATCAATGAAACCAAAAATTGGTAAGGGCGCAAAAATCGGAAAACCTTCAAAATTCTCTTACAAAACTTCTAAAGGTGGATTCAAAGAAGATATGAAAACTGGTACTAAAGGTGTCGGAATGGGTAAAGTTAAAAGTACAATTTTTAACAAACCTGTGAAGAAAGAAACCAAAGAAGGTGCTATGATGGGTAAAGGGAAACCTTCATCTATGTTTGTTTCAGGTAAATCTAAAGAAGAAACCAAAGAAGCTTCACGTACATTAGGTAACGGTTCAATGTTCAGAAAAGGCGGTCTACCAAAACCAAGAGCTCATTCCAAATCAAATATCAGTATTGAAGAACAAAGAAACATTAATCAAGTACAAATTTTAAGAGAAAAGAACGAAGAATATCGTAAGGCTCTTAATGTGTTTAGAGATAAACTTAATGAAGTTGCTATTTTTAATTCAAATTTAGCGTACGCTACGAGATTGTTCACAGAACACTCAACTTCAAAACAAGAAAAAATAAACATCTTAAGAAGATTTGACGGTGTTGAAACTATAAAAGAATCTAAGAATTTGTATAAAACGATAAAAGAAGAACTTTCAACAAAAACTAAAGGGTCAATTACAGAATCAATTGAGACTAGAATCGAAAAAACACCTGCATCAGGCTCGGCTTCTACATTGATTGAATCAAAAACGTATGAAAATCCTCAGTTCTTGAGAATGAAAGATCTGATGAGTAAAATAAACTAAACAATAAAAACTAAAATATAATGGGAGCATTATTAGAATCAGGTCTTGTTGGTAACATCGGTCTTAAGCACCTTAAGGTTATCAAAGAAGATACAATTAACAAATGGGACAAATTAGGGTTCCTAGAAGGTCTTAAAGGCCACCTAAAAGAAAACGTTGCACAACTTTATGAAAACCAAGCATCTTTCTTGATTAACGAAGCATCTTCAGAATCTTCTAACGGAGCATTCGAAACAGTTGTTTTTCCAATCGTAAGACGTGTTTTCTCTAAATTGTTGGCTAACGAAATCGTATCAGTACAAGCAATGAACTTACCAATTGGTAAATTATTCTACTTCGTACCTAAAATTCAAGGTTATAACACTGCGGACGCTAATGGAAATCCACATTTCGGTCCTGTTGGAGCACCAGATGGTCCAACACTAGCAGAATCACAAGCGGGTTATGGTGCTAACGATAAAAACCTTTATGATAGATTTTATGAAGGAAATGAACCAACTTTGGATCCTGCTGGACTTTTTGATTACTCAAAAGGTGCTTATACGGCAATTACAACAACAAATGTTGTAACAGTTGCTTGGTCAAATGGTGTAATGATACCAACGGCTTACTCTTTAACAGGTGGTACGGTAGCGGCAACAGGTGCTGACGGAGGTCCTGTTTACAGAAAAGCAATTATCGTTATGTCAGGATTCTCAACCGCAGGTGAAGGTAAATTGATTGGACCTGACGGTATGGAAATTGATAGCGAGGCTTTCCTTTCTGATTTAAAGGTTAAAGCAGTATCTACCGGAGCATTCTCAGGAATGGGATCTGGTGAT